TGAGTATCAACTTCTATTTCAGTTCGATTTGGTGATATTTTCTTTACAACATATTTTAATTCTTTTGGAAATATTTCTTTTAGTTCTTGTCTTGATTGAGCCTTACCGAATTTTTTAGTAGAGTAATATTTCGTTTCTCCATTAATAACTTTTGTCTGAACTTTACCAACATGAACCGAACCTAACTCATTTACAAATACAGTTTGTTCTTTCCCAGCTACTCGTTTTAAAAACAAATACTTAACTTTATAAGTTCCCTCTGTGAATCCCATTTCTCGTAAATGTCCACCAATATCCAAATCCATAACTCTGCCATCATCATTTATATCTGCTGGAAACTTTTCAGAACCAACTAATACATCTTCCTCTTCGCCTGGTGTATAAACATAAAGATGTATATAATCTTCACCTCTCCTACCAAATCCTGATGGTAGGAATCCTGGAATCTCTAATTGTTCTTTATCTTTTTGATTTAATCCATATTCTAACATACTAACCGCCTGTTGCTACTTTTTCAAGTTCTTCTTGTAATTCTATTATAGTTTCATCTAAAGTTACATTTAATTCTGTTTGAGCATCTATCTTGGATTGTAATTCAATTCTCATACCTTCAAGTTCAGGTGGTGTTACTTCTGGTTCTGATTTTGGTGTTCGAATCATGGATTCTAATTCTCTAAAAATTCCCTTTTCATTTCCACCTATTCCTTCAGGACCAAAGAACTTTAACCACAATTCTTTATTTGAAGATTTTTGTACAACTGGTAATCTAACATATTGGTGTGGTTGTTCCATTGAATTACCTGGATTTTTTGGATCTTCATATGATAGCAAATAACCACTTTCATCTCTCAACGGGTCTGTAGCGTCAAGTGCTGAACCAGATATGGCAGCTCTTTTCTTTTCCTCTTCTAAAGATTTTAAAAGTTTGTGTTCATCTGCATCTTGTACATCTTTATAATAATCTGTATTTCTAGCTTGTTTTATTGTATAGGGCATTTTACCTCACCACTTTAAATTCATATCCATCATCATACACCATTGATGATTCATCTGCTCCACTACCACTTACTACTTTAATTTCGAACTTGTAATGTCTTTCTGGTTGTAACCCATCCATCCACATATTGAAATAGTTTCCAGTAGAATCACAACTAACAATTGAGCCTGTTCCAAATGGAACTATAACATCATCAGTTAATGAATCTTTTACTGAATAGTAAGTTCCTTGTCCAAGAGCCTGACTACCACTTGGTAAAGATTTTACAGTTAACGCTGCGGGTGTAGTAGAAAATCCTCTTGTTGGATATAGTTCTCTACCTACTAATCTGAATTTTACTTTTGATTTTTCTTTATATTCAGATTTAATATTTTTAAAATAAACAGTTAGGTTATCTAAATCGGATGAAGCTAAAGCACTTAAACTTCCAGTACTCCATACACTATCATCCCACTCTACTTCTAACTTCGGTGGAAAAATTGTATTTGTCTCTCGTGAGAAAAATTTTAAATGTCCTATATGATTAGCATCACCTTCATCTGAACCTGTTGCTGTTGTTGGATCAAATATAGAATACATACTCTGTGATGTTGCTACATTTTGTCTCTTTACAATAAACCCATTGTTCGGAAATATTGAACTTGAATAAATATGATTCTTAACCAAATCACTTACATCCATACGAATGTCTGATGTTTCATATACTAAATTTTGTGAAGAACTAACTTCATACTGACTACTAATACTTGAAGTAAACCAAGTTCCACCTTGTGTATCACTTCCACTCACCCATTCAGTTTTTACAGTATCACTATCACGATACTTCCAACTCGCCCCATCACTTAATACTGGATCTCTACTATAAAATCCTGTACCACCATTCCAACTTCCACTTACAATATATGAATATAATGTTTGTTCTACAGCCAATTCACTTGAAACTGCATCATATAGATTTAAATAATATTTTGCAGTACTTGGAATAACTCCTGCATTTACTTGTGTAGTAATGTAACTATAATCAAATTTAATAAGTATTCGTGATACCCCAACCGTTGTTCCCGTTGAATTAACTTCTTTCCTAACTTCTAATATTTGATCAATTCCTGTATTAATAGAAGAACTTACATTTCCCTCATAAATTGTTGTGTCTACTACTGGATATTCAAAATAATACATTATACATCTCCTACTACTCTACCCTCAATATCAGTATTTGGGAATTTTAATTCAAAGATACTTGGGTCTAATGATGGGTATATAATTCCATCTTTGGTTGCTGATTGTAAATCGTATACATGGCCGTTATAACCACTTGCTGTATCGTATTGGTTTTCAAGAACAACCATTTGTTTTTGTGGGTTATCATCTTCTGGTGGGACGATACTTGCCACACCATCCACTAATGAAATTGCATAAGCAATATCACTTAATATAATTGGTTGTCCAATTTGCCATTTCTTAATATCAAAGTAGTTCTTAACTGAATTAATTGCCTTTAACAATACTTCATTTTTATTAAACCCTCGTTGAGTAAGAATTGAGAATCTACAACTAATATTTACAATATAAGCATCTTTAATATTAATTGCATCTGTTAAAATTCTATATTGTGATAGATATGTTTTTAAATTATTTTTTACAGCGTGGTTTAATGTTACTAAATTCTGATTTGCATTATATCCCAGAGTATAGAAATTTAATGCTAATGGATTAGGTAAAGTACTTATAGATGTGTTTTTAGAAATTTTACCATTCTTAACAATCAGTTTAGTATTTGCCTCTAATTGTTCATCTTGTACGATAAAACATTTAGCAATATTACCATACTTTTGTGGTAATGAATAAACTCTAATTATATAATCCTCTTTAGTAACTGCTCTATTTTGTGAATTAAAATATGCTAATGCATTTTGTCTAACTGTTTCATTAGATTCACCACTTGAACCTCCTGTTGCTGGTTCTGGATTTACAACACTCAAACTCTTTTTCATATCATCTACGGCAGAAGTTGTCAACCCTGTTGAATCAAATTGCCAAACAATATTATCTGTATTTGAAAGTGTTCGAGATAATACATTATCTTTAATAGAACCACCATAACTATAAGTTACAGTTAAGGTAGTATTACTTGGTGCCAATCCAAAAGTTTTTGTTTTCAAAAAGTTACTTGGGTCAAAGGATTCATCTAATTTATTTACACCCATTGATAAAGAAGAACCAACATTATCTGGATTTGGAATTAATTCTTCATCGGGATTTGAACTAATACCTGAACCAAATCTTATTTCTGTTTTACCATCACTACGGACATACTTTGTAAATCTTTTAGCAGTTTTAATTAACTTTAATAAGAAAGGGGATTCCTTTTTATATGATGTTAAATCAGGACTATTGTTATCAGAATTTTCCATTGAAGCAAAAATCGTATCTTGAGCCAGAAATGGGACTTCATACCATTTATCTTCTTTACTATCTGTTATTGAAATAATATCAATTACTTTATTATTACTTAAAATTATTTTATCAAACTTAGTAGCACTACCAAAAGAAAATGTCTGGGAAACTTTGGTACCAGATTTACAAATTCCGTTTTTAATTAATTTATAATGTGTTGGTATAGTAGTTTCAAATTTTGAAATACGTATTTCCATATTATCTAAAGAACTTGATGTTTTAAAATTAATATCATCCATTAATCTAAATGTTGCTCCAGTTGTAGAAGAAAATCCACTATCGGCATTTAATATAGGAGCGTAATCTAAATCTGGTTGGTATGTATCACCAACTTTAAGTGATGGGACTTCTACACTAAATTCACATATTGCTGTAGCAGGACTTGATAATTTTGGTTCATATCCAAATGATTGTGCAATTTTAAATATATTTCTTTTTTCTTCTGCTGAATGTAATAAAGATTCTCTATATTGATTATCAATATAAAATCCTAATACATCTCCTACATATGCTGCCATCTCTATAAACATCATACCTGGACTTGATTCATTAAAGTCATTATATGCACTTGGAAAATATGATTTTGCAAATTCCATTAAATTGCTTCGTATATCAGAAAATTCTCTACCTAAATATTGAACTTCCTTTTTTACTACTTTTTTATTTGTATTATAATCTACAGACATTCTATCCTCCTGTATTAAAAGTAAAAGTTAATGTTTCTGGAGCCTCAGGATCTTCTACATCTACAGTAAATTCTAACTGAACTACTACTGTGTTTGGATTATTCTTATCCTGATAAGTTCCAACATTATGTACTGTAATATAAGGTAGCCATCGTTCCAAAGCTTCTTCTATTGTCTGAGTAATAGATTCTTTAAGTACATCTATTTCTAATGGTTCAAATATTATTCTTGGTAAATTTGATCCAAATGTTGGTTGTCCTGCTCTCTCACCTATTTGAGTTAAAAGTAAATTCTTAATATTAGAAGATGCCTGTTCTTTTATAGTACCTGAGCGTGGAAAAAATCCCTCAGTTCCTGCACCGTATCCTAAAGGAAACTTTAGTCCAAAAAATGAATCTTCATCAGCATTTAATGCTGCTACTGATGGATTGTCTATATCTCGTGTGTTCATTATCTACTACTTTTCATCTTATTGTGTTTCATTAACTTACTATAATCCTTTGTTAAAGCATCTTGTACATGGTCTGGAACTTGATTAGCTGAAACTCCAGCTTCTTTCATAGTTTGTACTGCTCCAACTTCTCGTTGTGTTTGTTTATCTCCACCATAACCTAATAATTCTGATGCTCTTGTTGAATCAAATGCACCACCGCCCATTGTTGGATACTCATCCATTTCTTGTGATTTACTATTTAAACCAACCGTTTCATTTAGTATATCGTTCAGAGTTTGGTTCTCAGTATATTGTACTGGTTCTCTTTTCTTTACTACTTTTTTCTTTCGAACTGGCTGTGTAAGTGATTTGAGAGAAGTAGATTTCTTCTCTGTTATAAATATATGTTTCACCTGTTTTTTAACCTCAATTCGTACTACTTCTTGTATTATTTTTACAAGGTCTTTTTTAGTCATGTCTAACTCCTTTACGCACCAGCTGGTACTTTATAGCCTGTAAATACAGTTGGTACAGTTCCCAATGGAACTCCTATTCCCTGTACTTGTTTTGAATGTGTATCAAATGCTTTTATTAATTGATCAACAAAATCATCTACACTTTTATTTTTCATTCCTTCTGCGTCAATAAATGCCCCAGTAACACCTGGAACTACTACAACACACATATTACTTGAAACGGCTCCTGTCCAATATATTTTTAATGCCGTATCTAATGCAACTGAAAATGGTGGAACTGGTAATGGGTTTTTCAAACACATATTTAACATTCCTGCCATTACTTTCTTTAATGGTGATTTAACTATTATTCCTGGAACAGTTGCACTTCCTTGTCCTTTTTGTGTTCCACCAAGTGGTGGTACTGCGGTTTTAACTGCTTTATCATATGAATCGGCAATTGCCGTTCCTATATCATCACCGTTTTCTAAAGCTGCTTTATACTCAACTCTAAATAATTCCCAACCTATTTTTTCTGCCATTTTATTCTACCGTATTCTTTGGACTTTTTATTGATGGTACACCTAACGCACTTTTTAATTTTTGTAATATAGGTTGTCCCGTAACAACTTGTACAGGACCTGTAGGTGCTAACAATCCAGTTTCAATTAAAGTTAAAATATCATTTAATACCGATTCTAATTTATCACCCAACACCATTGGTTCAGTTGCACCTGAACTACCAATTTTT